ATGCTGGAACAAATGGGCATTGCCGCGAAGCAAGCCTCGTATAAATTAGCGCAACTCTCCAGCCGCGAAAAAAATCGTGTGCTGGAAAAAATCGCCGATGAACTGGAAGCACAAAGCGAAAGTATCCTCAACGCTAACGCGCAGGATGTTGCAGACGCGCGTGCCAATGGCCTTAGCGAAGCGATGCTTGACCGTCTGGCACTGACGCCCGCACGGCTGAAAGACATTGCCGACGATGTGCGCCAGGTGTGCAATCTCGCCGATCCGGTAGGGCAGGTAATCGATGGCGGCGTACTGGACAGCGGCCTGCGTCTTGAGCGTCGTCGCGTACCGCTGGGGGTGATTGGCGTGATTTATGAAGCGCGCCCGAACGTGACGGTTGATGTTGCTTCCCTGTGCCTGAAAACCGGTAACGCGGTGATCCTGCGCGGCGGCAAAGAAACCTGTCGCACTAACGCTGCAACGGTAGCGGTGATTCAGGACGCCCTGAAATCCTGCGGCTTACCGGCGGGTGCCGTGCAGGCAATTGATAATCCTGACCGTGCGCTGGTCAGTGAAATGCTGCGTATGGATAAATACATCGACATGCTGATCCCGCGCGGTGGGGCTGGTTTGCATAAACTGTGCCGCGAGCAGTCGACAATCCCGGTGATCACAGGCGGTATAGGCGTATGCCATATTTACGTTGATGAAAGCGCAGAGATCGCTGAAGCATTAAAAGTGATCGTCAACGCGAAAACTCAGCGACCGAGCACATGTAATACGGTAGAAACGTTGCTGGTAAATAAAAACATCGCAGATAGCTTCCTGCCCGCATTAAGCAAACAAATGGCGGAAAGCGGCGTGACGTTACACGCTGATGCAGCCGCGCTGGCGCAGTTGCAGGCAGGCCCCGCGAAGGTGGTGGCTGTTAAAGCCGAAGAGTATGACGATGAGTTTCTGTCATTAGATTTGAACGTCAAAATCGTTAGCGATCTGGATGACGCCATTGCCCATATTCGTGAACACGGCACGCAACACTCCGATGCGATCCTGACCCGCGATATGCGCAACGCCCAGCGTTTTGTTAACGAAGTGGATTCCTCCGCTGTTTACGTTAACGCCTCTACGCGTTTTACCGACGGCGGCCAGTTTGGACTGGGGGCGGAAGTTGCGGTAAGCACACAAAAACTCCACGCGCGCGGCCCAATGGGGCTGGAAGCACTGACCACTTATAAGTGGATCGGCATTGGTGATTACACCATTCGTGCGTAAATAAAACCGGGTGATGCAAAAGTAGCCATTTGATTCACAAGGCCATTGACGCATCGCCCGGTTAGTTTTAACCTTGTCCACCGTGATTCACGTTCGTGAACATGTCCTTTCAGGGCCGATATAGCTCAGTTGGTAGAGCAGCGCATTCGTAATGCGAAGGTCGTAGGTTCGACTCCTATTATCGGCACCATTTAAATCAATAAGTTACCTTACATTTAAGTAAACCACGTTCTCCTCTTGTGCCGTATTTGTGCCATTGCGACTTATAATCGCATCGATTTTGCTCGCGTGCTCGGTGAGATGGCCGGCTGAAAGGTGGGCGTATCTTTGAACCATTTCGAGAGTTTCCCATCCTCCCATCTCTTTAAGTGCAAGAAGAGAGACCCCTGACTGAACCAGCCAGCTTGCCCAGGTATGCCTCAGGTCATGGAATCGGAAGTTGCTAATGCCTGCCCGCTTTAACGCTCCCTTCCATGCCTTGTTGCTGTCGGTTCTCATCTTCCTTACCGCTGCTGTTTTTGTTCCGTCGCTTCGGTAGGCAGGTTTGGTGTGGACAAACACCCATCTCTTATGGAGACCCTGCTGTTTTCTTAATATCTGGCATGCGGTTTCGTTAAGAGGAACTCCGATCGCATTGCCAGCTTTTGTTTCATCAGGGTGCATCCATGCCATTTTCTTATCCAGATCGACCTGTGACCACTCAAGGTCTGTAACGTTGGAACGGCGAAGGCCTGTCGTGATTGCAAACATGACCACAGGGAAGAAATGAGGAGCAATTTCTGCAAACAGGCGCTTCGATTCCTCCTCTGTAAGCCATCTGATTCGTCCATTCTTAACGCGTGGTGTTGATATTTTGGGCGCCCTGTCAAGCCATCCCCATTCAACAGCCATATTGAGAATAGCGCGAAGTATTGCCAGATGCCGCGTCTTCGTTCCTTTGCTTGCCAGCTTTGGTTTATACTCCGGCACTGGCTTGCCAAGCCGCAAACACCTGTCCCGGCTCATTTCCCAGTTCAGGCGATGGCGGCGGTTTTCCATCCCGTCTACCGCCTCCATTATTTTTTCTGTTGTTATGTCTGAGAGAATGGTTTCTCTGAAGTGCAACATCCAGAACGATATAATGCTCTTGTCATCATCAATGGACTTCTTATCCGATTTCTCACGCAGCCACCGTATGCAGGCTTCCTTGAATAGCTTTTTCGGTGATTCCCCGAGATTTTTTACTCTCCACGCTTCTGCTTTTAGACGATCGTGAAGTTCTTGCGCTTGCCTTTTGTCCGATGTTTCAAGAGAGCGTCTAACTCTTGATCCATCTGGCGCGACGAAATCGCAGTGCCACGTGCCACCGCGTAGTTTGATTGACATGCTTTAACCTCCTGCACATCAACCGCATTCACCGCGCTATTGTGTCTCACAGACTTAAGCGCCGCAATGCAGTCTGACTTGCAAATGCGATATGGACTTTTAGGTTTATCTGGATTTATCTTTGCGGCCTGAAGTCGTCCACTTCGTATCCACTGTGTGATAGTGCCTTTGTCTACCTTCAGATACGACGCAGCTTCTTCACGAGTGAAGATTTCTTCTTCCACCTGGAATCTCCATTTATTGGATTGACATGATTGCGGTAGGTCTGGATATCTTGAGAAATGTACAGGCCTCATCGAGTGTGAGGCGGGTTAGTCCTTGCGTAGCTCGCTGATTCTTCTGTAAGTCTCTGGTGCTTTGTTTCCGTGTATCTTCATTTCAGACTTCAACAGAGCAACGAGGGAATCCCATTCGTTGAGGATTCCTTTGAATGCCGGAACGCGCTTTGCAACCTTGTCGAATGAATCTCTGATTTCTGGAATCTGCTCAACAAGTGCAACGCATCGTCGGAAATCGGCTGCGTCATGTGGAGCGCCGAAGTGATGACCATAGATATTCTTTTTCAGGCCACATGCGATTGAGGCAAGAGTTGCGCTACTGATGCCGACATCGCCAGTCGATTGCCATTTCAAAACCTTCATAGCCAAATCTGACATTTCTTGTCTCCAATAAAAAACCGCCATCAGGCGGCTTGGTGTTCTTTCAGTTCTTCAATTCGAATATTGGTTACGTCTGCATGTGCTATCTGCGCCCATAGCATCCAGTGGTCATAGCAGTCGTTGATGTCCTCTGCTTCGATAACCCTGTTGAATGGCTCTCCATTCCATTCACCTGTAACTCGGAAGTTCATTTATCATCTCCATAAAACAAAACTCGCCGTAGCGAGTTCAGATAAAAGAAATCCATCAATTGGTTAGGGTTTTTGTAATTTTACGAATTATGTTGTTTTTTAGCTTCAGCTTTCCATTCATCAAAGGCAGTGTCTTTGTTCATGGTGCTGATATTGATCTTACGGTCAATATCATATACACGCCACTCACCGTTAGGCCTCTCTTCGCATCTAACTAAGTATGAATTGCCATTAATATCTATGCGTCTGTCTATTTGCATGAACATTTTCAATTTTTGAATCCTCTTTAATATGCATTTTTTTTGCTATTTCAGTAGTTTACTATTGATGAGGCGTTATTATACACACTTCATTAATGCAAGCATCTTTATGCTATGCTACTAATTTAGCAATTGATATTCACCTTTATCGCGAATACCGTTACCGGTTTATCGCCGAAGTGCGGATGTGTGATTGTCTTGATTTCATATCCGTCATACGGGACGTCAATTCTGCGGCTGGAATCGTCGCGCTTCGGATATCCCTTTGTGATAATCAGGCGGTCATACTTACGATTAACGAGGCGTTTATTCCAGTAGTCATTGCACAGGCGATACTCTTCCGTTTTCTCCCCGCGAATCATGGCGTTGAAGTATTCACCTTTGACGGCAAGTTGCAGGTTAGCCACGACCTTCCTCCTTTGGCTTGTGAATTTGTATCGTCATGCCGCTTTGAGTGGTGACTACAATGACAGAACCAGGCTGAAGGCTGTTAAGATTGAATGCTTCGTAAAACGAATCCAAGGCCAGTGCTTTTTTATTCTTTCGGTTCCACCAACGCCATCCCCTGCTACAGGCTACACTGACAATCCACTGTCCACTCCTGTAAGCCATATAAAACCAGATGAGCAAAACCTGAAGGAATGCTATCCAGTCAATAATCGTATATTTCGCGAAGGAGTCCATCACTTTACCTCCTGCGGCGGTTCCGGTAGCGGCATCCAGTGGGTTACATTGCGGCTCTGCGTTTCGAAGAACTCCTCACCATTGCGGACAACATCAAAAAACTCACTGTCTCGATATTGCGCATAAAGAACGAATGCGCCATCACATAAAATAATTACGTGCTGACCATCATCCGGCATTCGATCACTACAGCTTATCCAACCATCCGGAGTTACCGGAGAGTTGCCATTTACATCGAAGTTTGGCTCTGCGTCCTGAACCAGGAGGATGTAACCATTCTTGGCAGTATCAAGTTCTAACGCCTCGGTGACGGTGCCGAAATAGCGATTACCTAAATCAGCATCACAAGTGCTTACATCAATGGAAACTTCCATGCCCTCGATTAATTCTGGCAACTTGTAAGTTTGGCTTACGAGTTCGGCTTCCAGTTCTGCTATGCGCTTTTCTGATGCTTCAAGTAACGCCTGCTTATCGCGTAGCGCTTCTTCCAGTTCAGCAACATGGCATTCACTATCAATAAGGTTGTTCTCTGCTGCTTCCAGCTCGCCAAGCAGCGCCAAGACGGTAGCCGGATTGGCTGCGGCGATGAATTCAGCATTGGCCTGCTGTTCCATTTGGAAATCTTCATCGAAACCGCTTTCTGGATGCGCTCCTTCAATTCTGCAAATGGGAATATATCCAGCAGCCTCGCGATGAATTAGTGCATCATCACCATCAAATCGGCCCTCTCCATATTCGAGCGACCATACACCACACGTTGCTTTTTCTGCCTTGGCACGCAGTACCTGATAGTCAATCTTGCTCACTGGTTGCCTCCTTTGCGCCACATCGCACTCAGATATTTGTTTTGATTCACTGACGGAAAAGAATTTCTCTTAAGCAATTCCTCTCTCGATGGCATTGGCTTTACGCGCTGGCGAATAATCATTTCTGCCGGAAGAATGCCGGGATTGTATGCAAGTCCTCTCATGGTAAATTCCTCAGTCATTACTGATAGCGCCATAGCGTGAGCGGTAATTACGCAGGCGCGGGTCGATATATTCAGGGAAGTGGGTATATGTGGCTTTGCGGAATGGTCGGATTGATGTCTGGTAAATTCGCTCGCGTTCTTCTTTCTCTGCAAGCCATATACAGTGGCGAAATTCCTTTTCCTCTTTCGTTTCCTGCGGTAGAGACATTATTCGATCGTAGTTTTTTCTGAATTTATCCAGCACCTCCGATACGGAATTGCCGGAACAGCGGCGCGCGTCATCCGCACCATACAAAGGCGCTGGCATGTTTTTCTCCTGATTAAATTGCGTTAATAGCGTGACGAGGGAAGGGGAGAGTTACTGGTTCCTCGTCTGGATATATTGGCTTGTTGTGCTTGTGCCATTCAACATGACATGCTTTGCATAGCCACATCACTTCAAGAGGTTTACTGTAATCGCAGTGGTGAGCGTCTGGGTGGCATTTGCTGTTGCATTTCTGACACGTTGTTGGTCTACATAACTTACCAGATTTAATTGCCCGTTTGACTGACCATCTTGCTTGCTGTCTTTGGCGATGAGATTCCAGATAGTTCTCTCTTGCTTTGCTTAATGCAACCTTGCCCTTTTCGCTTTTGTTATATTTTTTGCAAGCATTATTATGTATTAGCTTTCCTATTCCTTTTTGATATTCAGTTACTCGTTTTTTAGTGCATTCCTTGCACACCTTATTTCTAGGATAAAAACCATTAGGTGGTTTATTCTCTCCACATTTTTTGCAAGTGATCATATTTTCTCCCAATGATTAAAATGGGATCTCATCGTCGAAGTTCATAGGAGGTTCGTTGTGTTGTGCTGGTGATGATTGCTGCTGTGGCTTCTGTGATTGCCTGCTGGCTGCTTGTTGTTTGCTGTCGCCAATGCCGCCAAGCATTTGCATCACGCCATTAATTCCGACATGAACCTCGGTTGTGTAACGGTCTTGCCCTGACTGGTCTTTCCACTTTCTGGTTCTCAGCATTCCCTCGAAATAAATCTGATCACCTTTTTTCACATACTGCCCCACGACCTCAGCCAGTTTCCCGGATACAGCAACACGATGCCATTCAGTCAATTCCTTTTGCTCGCCAGTATTTTTATCTCGCCATTGTTCTGACGTGGCTATTGTCAGGTTAGCGAACGCTGTACCTGATGGTGAGTATCGAACTTCCGGGTCTTGTCCTACCCGACCAAGGATAATCACCTTATTTACGCCTCTGCTTGCCATTTATGCCGCCTATTTTAGTTCGTTAACTCTGATGTTCATTACCTGAACGCATTTAGCCTGCGCTTCCTCGTTGCCAGCCATTAATTGCCAGTCACGCTGATAACGCTCGATGAGTTTTTTCTTGTCAGTTTCTGTTGACGCATAATCGCTGAAGTCTTTCAGGATTTGTTCGCAGTCAACCGATGGAGATTTCTGGTTGGTATTTTCTGGTGATGGTTTGTTATCTGATGCTGGGATTGCCCATCCCGGCAGCGATGGAGGGGACCAGTAAAATCCTGTTCCATCTTTCAGTTTTGCCCTGTGCCATCCCTGCTTTTTATCGAGAGATGTTTGTGCGAAACCTTCCTCAAGGTTATACAGATACCGACCGATTCCCCATTGAACGGCAGCACGCTTCATTGCACCGGAACGACCACCTTTGACGGCTTCTACCTGCGTGTTTTCAGCAGCATCCCATTTGGTTACCCATTCGGAATCAATCTTGATTGATATGCCGCATTCAACTCCGCCGTTGTTGGGAATATCGCGGTATTCATTGCGCCATCCTGCTTTGCCGCAAACATCGTCCAGGCGTTTCATGATTGCCCGGTTCGTGACATAAGCCAGCACCATAGCCCACACCTTGCCATCGCGTGTTTTACCGCTTTGCTGTATTCGCCATTCGATATCTTCGGGGCTGAATGGCTCATCGAATTTATTCAAATCCATAATTCACCTCAGAATGGACACGGCACAAGGAAATAACGCTGATTTAATACTTCGACTCGGGACAAGTTAAGGCATACCCGCATTCCTTCGCGGTCACCATTATGGCGATACCAGAGAGCTTTCTGCGTGTACATGCGTCTCTGTAACTTGCTCTCCTTCACTGTGGTTGCAAGTGACATGAATATCTCCTTCGTTACCGATTAATTCTTTCATCTGACGAATGAATTCTTCGTCTGACCAGTTATCTGTAAAACTCATTTCCTGCGATACCACGGAAGGTTGATAGCTGATTTCATCGCTTTATTTGCTTCAAGCCACATTTTGGAATCACCAATAAATCTGGCTATTACTGCTTTGTTTTGTGCAGCACGAAGCATCTGGTGATTGATGGCTATTTCATTGCGCATAACGCCTCCAGTTGTTTCTTTGCTGCTCTGATTAATTGTTTAACTCGGCGTGATAATTCAGATTCGTGCGGGTAGAAAGCGGACATGACGCCGCTACCCGCGAGCTGAAAGTGCATCATGGGTAACTCCTTATATTTGATTGCATAACGAAAATGCCTCTCGTGAAGCATTATTGGTATGCGGTAAAGCCGCGCTTGGCGGCTTATTTGAAGATTTCTATGAAATCAAGAACTGATGATATTTCGTGGTTGAACGATTTTCTTTTGTATCTTTCTATCGCAGAATCCACCTGGTGTTTATAGTCATCGTCGTTTGAGTATTTAACGAAGCATTCTATTGTCTCAGGCGTTACAGCTATAAGGCTCCACCAACCTTCATCAGATTGATATTCAAATCCCATGCTTTCAAGCCATCCAGCATATTTCCCTCCAGCATCTTGCCAGTGTGTTTTTTCTGCAAGGAAGCTGTTAACCGTCATATGTGCATCAAGGCATTTATCCAACTGTTTACCATTAAGTAGCCATGCGCTGACAGTTGCGCAACCCAAATCAACTGATTGAGTAGAGATATTGAATCGGTCGTAATTATCTGGATTAACCAGAATATCTGTAATTTCCATAATTCCTCCGTCAAAAAAATCGCCCTCACATTGGAGGGCAAAGAAGATTTCCAATAATCAGAACAAGTCGGCTCCTGTTTAGTTACGAGCGACATTGCTCCGTGTATTCACTCGTTGGAATGAATACACAGTGCAGTATTTATTCTGTTGTTTATGCCAAAAATGAAGGACGATTATACGGCCTGAAATTACTTAACCAATGATGCTGCATATTCGATAAGGTAAAGTTTTGGGGCCAGCCAAATTTTTAACCAAGTCATATTGGTTACTACACCAATAATAAAAATCCCCCACAGAGTCAAAACTCCAACCAATGGCACGATAAGAAGGTTAATATCTCCTTTGCTATCCCAAACCATTGTCGGCCTGTATTTGGGATTTCCCCTCTCACATGAGTATCCTTCATCACCGATTTTACCTGTCTCAACTCTTTGGCACTGCTTCTTCATAAACCAGAAAACCAGTGGGATTGTTAGAATGGCTATTAATGTTTTAATCAGACTGTCAACCATATTCCATAGCAGCAACTGATGAACAACATCAGGAATCTGTGCCTGGCTAAATGAAACAGCCGCGTCTATTCCATTACTGGCTTTTTGCAGTAGTTCTACGAGAATCTTGTTTGCTTGTTCTTCCATATATCACCTTGATTGTAATAAGCATGAAATTATTTACGGACAAAAATAAAGGCCACCATCAGGCAGCCTTGTTGTAAATGTTGCAGGTATCAAGTAAGTAATTAGATGGAGCGCCATAAATTATGAATTCATCGTTTGTCGGGTCCATCTCCATCTCTTGGCTTATTGCCATTCTTGCGTCAGTGTCATCAGAGGCGAAGCATAAAACAGCCCACGCCCCCATTGTTTTAAAAAGAACTGCAATTGGCAGTGGTTTTACTGAATTTGCGTTAGCGCGAAAATCATAAATCGCACTTTCATGAAATTCCATATCTCACCTCAAATAAGTGGTTTGCTGCCTGAGCTTATTCTGCTTTGAGCAATTTCATCGCTTCATCAATGCGTGATTGTGTCCCTGCGTTTGGCTCCACTACCTGAAGGCGGCGGGCATCTTCAAGAAGTTTCGCAATCATTTCTTTAAGTGCTTCGTTATCGTTATTCATGGTCATGCTCCTGTCGGTTAGTGCCCTAGTTGGCGGGGTATCGTCATCTCGCTGTCAGTTGTTTTGATTTCCTGTAGCCTGCCGCGTAAAGAGCTACGTTTGGAAGACATACACCAGTTTCTGGTTGCTTATGTCCAAACTCATTCGCGTACACAATGGCCGCTCGCTCCAGATTGCGTCTGTATTCTTTCTGTTGCCAGATCACGTCCTGTGCCATGAACTTAATTGGCTTAGCGTCTTCTATGCGCTCAGGCGTTTCGTGAGTACCTTTAGCCTGAATCTGCGCTCTGCTTAGAGTAGGGCGGTGTAATACTTCTGAACTTATTGCTTCTTCGCGGGCCAGTACGCCGTTAGCTAATGCCTTTGCCTTTAAACGCTCACGACGACGAGAACGTGAATTGCCTTTGAACTGAGTTCTGCGTGTCATATAGACCTCCTGATGAACTTTGGTGGTGTGGTAGGTGGGAGACCCATTTCGACCTGTTTCGGCCTACTTCAATTCGGCAATAGTCCCGCAGGCCTCGCCGCTTTACGTGCGACATATTCCCGTCCATGAACCCTTCACCACACCCCAAAGTTCACTTTGGTTATTGCGCTTTGTCAGCGCCGTAGATTCATATTCGAATCGTTGTATATTCACCGCCCTGGTGAGTAGTGCGTCCTGCTGATGTGTTTAGTATCACCGCCAGTGGTATTTATGTCAACACCGCCAGAGATAATTTATCACCGCAGATGGTTATCTGTATGTTTTTTATATAGATTTATTTTTTTGCAGGGGGGTGTGGCTTGGGAGGTGATCGAGAGATCTGAATTGCGATGTTTAGTGAGTTGTATCTATTAATTTTCAAATAAATACAATTGGTTATGTGTTATTGGGTGAAGGGGATCGTGAGGCAAAGAAAACCCGGCGCTGAGGCCGGGTTGTGTGTTACTTAAGAACGAGTCCGTTTAAGGCATCAAGGATTTTGGAAACATAACTTCCAAAAATGTAGGCGCAAAATGCGAACACGAAACTGACAACGACCGCAGATGCCTTGATGGTGATTTTTGCTGAGCTAATGCTTGTCTCAATACCTGACAGACGAGAATCTACAGATTTTATATCTGACTTTACTTCAGCGAGATCGCGCTTGATGTATTCAACATCAGACTCTAGCTTTGCAACTCTAGCCTCAAGCATGTTACCTCCGCCGTTTCCTCCACCATGCCGTGAGTATGCATCATCAGTGGAATAGTGTCCAATTGGGCGAGATATGTTTTGATTTGGACGAAGCTGAGCAACCTTGTTATCTAAACTCATCGCGAACTGATCCTGTTATCTTCACGTCAAAAAACGAACTTTTTACATCAATTACTTCGCCTTTATCAGGATTAACCAGAGATGCTCTAACTTCGAATATCCCAGGCTTGATAATTTTCACCCTTGGGAAGTTAATTCTCATAGAAGTTGATACGATGGTTTCTCCATCGTTGGCTTCTGCTACCGTAAAAAACTTATGGTTGGAGTACAGTTTTGTGTCAATTGGTATCGGTATTTCTTGAGCATTGAAAACCTCAATGCCTATGGAATATTTTTTTGTAGCCTTAAGGCCGATAAAAAAAGCGCCAAATGATAGATCCACTTCATGGGAGTCTTTATCCATTTCATAGATAAGAACTGGAGTTACTGGGTTGCCTTCATCCATCGCAATCGGAATGATATAAGAAATACGTTCTTTAATCATTTACGTGTTATCCAAACGTCTCTTCAGGCCACTGGCTGGCGATAACTTTCCCCACAACGGAACAACTCTCATTGCATGGGATCATTGGGTACTGTGGGTTTAGTGGTTGTAAAAACACCTGACCGCTATCCCTGATCAGTTTCTTGAAGGTAAACTCATCACCCCCAAGTCTGGCTATGCAGAAATCACCTGGCTCAACAGCCTGCTCAGGGTCAACCAGAATTAACATCCCGTCAGGAAAACTAGGTTTGGATCCTGTTGGCGCGGTCATGGAATTACCTTCAACCTCAAGCCAGAATGCAGAATCACTGGCTTTTTTGGTTGTGCTTACCCATCTCTCCGCATCACCTTTGGTAAAGGTTCTAAGCTCAGGCGAGAACATCCCGGCCTGAACATGAGAAAAAACAGGGTACTCATACTCACTTCTAAGTGACGGCTGCATACTAACCGCTTCATACATCTCGTAGATTTCTCTGGCGATTGAAGGGCTAAATTCTTCAACGCTAACGTTGAGAATTTTTGCAAGCAATGCGGCGTTATAAGCATTTAATGCATTGATGCCATTAAATAAAGCACCAACGCCTGACTGTCCCATCCCCATCTTGTCTGCGACAGATTCCTGGGATAAGCCAAGTTCATTTTTCTTTTTTTCATAAATAGCTTTAAGGCGACGTGCGTCCTCAAGCTGCTCTTGTGTTAATGGTTTCTTTTTTGCGCTCATACGTTAAATCTATCACCGCAAGGGATAAATATCTAACACCGTGCGTGTTGACTATTTTACCTCTAGCGGTGATAATGGTTGCATGTACTAAGGAGGTTGTATGGAACAACGCATAACCCTGAAAGATTATGCAATGCGCTTTGGACAAACCAAGACAGCTAAAGATCTCGGTGTATATCAAAGCGCGATCAACAAGGCCATTCATGCAGGCCGAAATATTTTTTTAACTATAAACGCTGATGGAAGCGTTTATGCGGAAGAGGTAAAGCCCTTCCCAAGTAACAAAAAAACAACTGCATAAGTAACACCGCTATTTTCACAATGGACATTCGTCCTACGTCGCTGACAAAGCGAGTCCCAAGATATCTGACCAACTAAGGCCATATGCGTTTCCACGCATACCTTTCAACTAACTATTCACTACTGGAAATCTTAAGAAATGGAACAAACAAGTTACAGCAAACTATCACAGCGCGACGTTGATCGCGCAGAAACATATTTACTCATTAACCTGTCAACGCTTACACAGCGCGGTCTGGCAAAGATGATTGGCTGTCATGAATCGAAGATAAGCAGAACGGACTGGAGATTTATTGCTTCGGTCTTGTGTGCTTTCGGAATGGCATCAGACATCAGCCCGATTAGCAGGGCTTTTAAGTATGCGCTTGATGAAATCACAAAGAAAAAACGCCCGGTGTGCAAGACCGAGCGTTCTGAACAAATCCAGATGGAGTTCTGA